GCATCTGAAAGCTCTTTAATTACCCTTGAATTAGCTTCTATAAGTTCCTCTACGCTCTTAAAGTTTTCATTTGATGTCTTTATATGAATTAAATCTTTTAATGCGTTTTGCAAGCTAGTGTAATAACGAAATGCTACCCATGAAATTTGACCTGCTTCTTTGCTTTTTTCACTAATAAAATCAGTAACTACATTGTTTAAAAATTCAAAAGCCTTATCATCGCAAGCATCAGATAAAAATACAGCAGCCATAACTTCACCATCAACTAAATCTAAGCAAGCCCAATCATCTATATATTTGTGAATCATTTTTAACCCATTTATCTATCAAGTGTGGTTACTAATAAATTTATCTACCCCATGTAAATAAAACCGCATTTACCAGACGTTTAATAACCACACTTCATAAGGCTGCTTACGCCAGCCAATCGCCCTAACTGTACTTTTACGTCTAACTTTCTTAGGGTTCCCAGACGTTTTGCTAATAGATGCGTCAAGTTCCAACGTTTACCCTATCTTGCAAAATTGCGTTTCTTCCAACGCCTCCCATTACGCATAACCTATTGGAGCTGACACACGAAAGGTCGGTTATCATAATTGCCGGTGTTATATGCGCCACCTCCGGCTGGGCTAGTAATTCATTATGCTGCTTGTTTATTTTCGCTGAATGTTTGAACTAACCAGCGATGTGCAACTGATTTATCAACCTTATATGTACTTGCAACCAGATCAATAATTGAAGCAGCAGCAGGGCATTTATTGATTGATTCAACGTTATCGGTTCTAGTAGCCTGCTCTTTAACTTCAAATACACGCTTAAAGTCAGTTTCGTTGATTGTATTGTTTACGATTTCATTACCTTCTTGGAATGAAGCATCAACAACTACACCATTTGCTATAATTTCCTTTGATAACTTTCTTGCCTCTTCGGCCTTACGTTCTGCCTCAACCTTAGCAATGGCTTCTGCTTCTGCTTTGGCCTTAATTGCTGCCTCTTTCTCTGCCTCAGCCTGCTTATGGTCTGCAATGCGTGATTTAACTAGCATTTGCATATCATCCATGGGCTTATAAATAACACTCTGAATATCAGAGAATAGGAATTGATAGCCATTTGCATTTTCTTTAAGCCATGCCTGCTTAGTGCGAATATCACGCGCTGTAGCATCAAGCTCGATTTTAGAATCTGCAAGCAGTTGATTAACTGCCTTCTGCATGCCATCAAGAGTTTTTTTACCTTTAATGGCACTAGCAAAGTCTGCTGGATTTGTATTTAATGCAACAGGTCTAATCTCTGCTGATAATGCAGTGAAGTATTCACCAAGTTCATATTGCGCAGCTTTGATAATCTGCAGTTTGCGATTTTCTTTTTCTGTTTTTACCTTACCGGAAAGAACTAATCGCGTATCTCTTAACTGTGCGCTGATAAAATCAAGCGTGCGCATAAGTTCGTCAATACTTGCTGTCTGAGCAATTGCTGATTTCTTTGTTTGCTCGATATTTTCTTCTGCATCCTTGCAGAAATTTACATTAGCTTCTGCGTTTGCAAAATCTTCATCTGTAACAAGATTAGTATTAATGTTTGAAATAAACGCTGTAGCAGCCTCTTTAAACTCAGGCAGGTTAGATAGGGTTACTTCACCTTTGATTTGTATCGCCAGGCTAGGCAATGCAATGATAGCCTGGGCTTTTACTGGTTCAGCTTTTACAGTAGGTACAAATGTTTCCAAATCTCTATGGAATTGCGCCCAAACATCTTTTACATGCTGCATACGCTCTGGTGTTGTTGTGTACCAAAAATGCTTTTCTTCGATAAGATTATCGCTACCATCCCAAGTAGTTGCGCTAAATAAACACTTTTCAGCGCCAGAGATTAGCAGCTGCTGATCCATCTGCAATTTATACATTTCTGGTAAATCATCAGATGTTTCGCATGCACGGATAGAATCATTAAGCGTTTTATGCTCCCATGCAATATCATCCATCATCGTTAAGCCATCAAATGATGCGCTTAATGTTCCATCTGTACCAATTACCGGATATAGGTCTTTTCCGATAATAGCTTCTGCCAGTGGACGTGCCAGCGCTTCAAATTTATGGCCTTTATCAAAACGGATCTGCGTTGATGTATCAATATCTTTTGTTAATCCGGTTTTGTATTCAGTCATTAACTGGTCGCGTGATTTGTATGCACTCTCGCCATCTGCAGCTGGTAAATCACTCGCATTATCATAATTATCTCGGTGTGCGTGCCACTCTGCAGAACCCTGTACTAAGTTATGTGTTTGCATGATTATTTTCCTTCATCAGCCCATGATGCAATTTCAAATTGCTGATCATCGGTTAATGTTTCTTTAAGTTGGATTGTTTTAATAAGGTCATTTACAGATTTTTTACCGCTAATAATTGCCTGTTTCCAATCAGCCTTATTCTTTTTAAAACTTTCTTCACTGCATTCAGGCTTAATCTCTTCAACTTCTGCTGCGTTATTGCCGAATTGATCACCGGTATCTATTACAATCCCATTTTCAATGGTTGCACCTCTTCCGGCCTCTGATGCATTACTGATTGAAATTGCATTTGATAACTCAACTGAGCAAGGCATATATTTAAGAACCTGTAATAAAGGTACTTTTCTGCAATACATTTCCCAATCACGAAAACTGTAGTGATTCTTGCCAACTTTGTTATATTTATCACGATGCTTTCTGATTTTTGCTACTGTCCAAAGCTCAATAATTGGCATTGATGAATCTTTAACCCAGCCAATTGCGAATGCATGCGTAATATCTTCTGCTGCTTCCAGCTCTGTTTCGTTATGAATGATTAAATCCCTGCGTGCGCCATCAGTAAATGTATATTGCTGATCTCTGAAAATAACGCCGGTGAATACTGTTCCGCGTCCACTACGTGAAACTAAATCAACTAAACCCTTCCAGCCTGGCACAAACGTGCAAGTCTTTCCATAAGGGATTAAATACCCAGCGCCATTAACGCCAGGCTCTAAACCTAACTGTCCAGCTGTCATAATTGATGCGGCAATGCTACGCTGATCACACTCTTGCAGCTTTGGTGTAGTGCTGAATGCTGTAAGTGCCAAGCGTGCCATACGGTCTGCTGTAAGGTGTTTTGGCAAGGCCAATGCTAACTGTGGCTTAACCTTATCCATAAAACTGCTAAAAGCAGCTACAGTGTTCGCCTGTCTTTCTACTGGTGCGTTCATAATTAAAACCTTTCTAATAAAATATTTTTCTGAAAACTAATTTAAAAGCTAATCGCTTGTTAAATCCCTTATTGCGGTAACTCTTAAACTCTTCTTTTAAATCCATTGCTAACCCAGCCAATGAAAGAAAAACCAAGCCAGTAATAACGCCACAAATTAAATCTATTGCAGCCTCTAAATGTTCAATATTCAATTCTTGCCACCTGTTTATCTAACCGTTGCTTATCAACGATTTTGCAATGCTTCCATGATGTAGAAGCGTCCTGATGAATCTCACACCACAATTCACCGGTTAAAGTTTCTTTAAACTTTATGTTTTGGTCGTTTAAATCAACAATCCAGTAACCGCTAAAAATTAATGCTGCAATAAGTGCTGCTTTCATTTTGCAATTCCTTCCGGCTTAAATGTTCTAAAGTAATTAGCGTTAAACTTTGATTTATCTTTAGCTTCTGCATAGCCTTGCTGGTAGGCATCAAATTGCGTTAATGGCTTTTCAGTATCGATAAACACTACTGTTTTACGGCCATCTGCATCAATGATGTAATCTTCAAGCAAGGCCATTTTTATGCTGCTTCTGGGCTTACACACATTTGCATGCGGCGTGATTCCATATCAATCACTTCTGCTTTAACTGGATCAGGGCGATGTACTACACGCAATCCCATTGATTTAGCTTCATCAATAAGCGTCTGTACTGTGCGTACATCTTGCTGCTCTTCAATTTTCATGTTCATTTTCTCAACCTTAAAAAAGTGCGCTGGTACTTGCCTAAACTTTCCCAGCGCTAAAGTAGGGAGGCGTATCGCGTGCAAATCATCGCGGTACAATTGAACTTTAGCAAAGCTAAGTGAATAATGCAATAGCATTGCTAAATATTTTTTATATAGACGAAAAAAAACCGCAATTAAGCGGCTTTAGTACGAAAATAAATTATCTAAATATCAAATTATTTTTGCGAGTGGTATATAAGGCCACCAACAATAAGTGCTATTAATATTTCTAGCATCAATAATGGCGCATCTATCACTGGTGTTAATACATAAACATTGCCTAGCGTTTCATGAATCATCTTAGGCGATTTAAATAGGAATCCATAGGCGCTGGATATAACACGATCATTCGCCATGTAGTTATAAGGTGGAAATAAAACCATTGCAACAATTACTGCAGCAGTAGCGCGTAAGGTTTTAATAGTTGGCGGTGTAGGTGGATTGCTTGAATAACCTGGATCAAGCTGCTCTATTAATGAATCTGAATAAACTAACTCATTCCAGTTTTCAGAATCAACTAGCCTAAACTTAGTTCCTTCTGGCAGGGCTTTATTCTTAATCAGATTAATAATCTTTGAATCTCTGATTTTAATCTGCCGGCCTAATCCATCGACATAAATCCAGATCGGTTCATTTCTTAATTTACTGATAACAAAGTCTGCTATCCAAAAAATCAACCATCCCCAGACAATGCTGCCAAATACAATCATGGCCGCCATACCGGTGTTTTTAATAACCGGCGTTCCTAAGATAGTTAATACTCCAAATACTATAGAAACATGCCAGCCATTTATTTTCATACTCGGCTCTTTATCTTTCTAGCCGGTACTGGATAGGCTACATAGTACATCCATGCTACCTGGTCATTGGTAAGTGTATGAATAACTGAATCATTGTAGCTTGATAATACAATGCCACCACGCCTAGATACGAGGCGCTTTAACATCACTTCACCGGTTTTAAGTTTAACCAGTACATCGTCCTCAATTTCAGGCTCTGTATTTGGCTCAACCAATGCATAGCCTTTGTGGTGATATTTAGGAATCATTGAATTACCATCAACCATGGTAATGAATGCCCCCTTATCTACCGAATATACTTCTCCATAGTCATCGCTGGAATTTTGTAAACTTCCATCCCCTAAAAATATTAATTCTGGTAATCCGCCCATCGTTCCCCCTAGAACCGGTGGATAAGAAATTTTACTTGTGTCCACTAAATAGCTATTTGGTGGCAATTCCTTTTCCGTTAAATTTTTTGCTTTTTTTATTTCCAAATCTAATCTTGGACTAATTTCTGCAAGCGTGCAACCTAAGCCCCTAGCATATGCAACTGCTGCATCCAGGCTTATTGGCCTATTTCCGCTTATATGCTGGCTGATCATAGATGCGCCACCACGAACTTTGTGATCTCTCGCAAATTTTGCCTTGTTAATCCCAGAGAACCTTCTCCCAAGATTTTCTGCCTCTTCCCTACTATCCCAAATGTGCATGGATTTACTTTCCATTTTAGCTGTTTAGCAATGCTATCCAAAAATATATTTAGCATGGCTATTGCATAAAATCGTTAGCTTTGCTAAATTATCACTTATGACATTGAATGAATATTTCGAATTAGACAAAAACAGCCGGTTAAGCAAGTCTGACCTTGCTGAAAAAATTGGCGTAACTAGCGCAATGATTAGCCAATGGCTTTCTGGTGATCGTCCAATTTCACCAAAAAAATGCAATTTGATTTTTTTGGCGACAAAAGGGCAGGTTACTAGAGAAGGTATGCGCCCATTCGACCACAAAGAAATTTGGCCTCGTTTAAGAAAATCAGCATAAGGGGTTATTGATAATGACTGATAACGTTTTATTTGCTCGTGGTGATGAACATGATCAGCGCGTACAGGTTCTGCTGAATGCAGACGAGTACATATTTGCTCGTGATCATTCAAAAGAGCTTGGATTATCTTCTTCGGCTTATATCCGTAAATTGATAAATGATGATCGCAGGTCTTTAGCACAGAAACAATTATCCGCTTCAAGCGCTGGATTTAATACACCAGAACATACACAAGATTTACACACAATCATCAAAGCTTTGGCTAGTTTAGTTAAGGCAGAGCTATGAAAAATTCCCAAACAACAAGATTGCTTAAACACTTGCAGGCCGGTGGCTCAGTTACTAGCCTGCAGGCTTATACCGTCCATGGTGTAACGCAGCTTGCAACTCGCATTACTGAAATTGAAGAGCAGGGGCATGTAATTAATCGTACCTGGATAAAAGTAGTTAACCGATTCGGTGAAGTATGCCGAGTTAAAGAGTATTCACTAGCTGTTGAATTAAAGGCGGCAGCTTAATATGAGCAATCCTCAAATAGAAAACGGATATACGAGAATAGCAAATGAATTGCTTGAGGCAATCATCAGACATCCGTTTTCTAGGCGTGAGTATGCTGTTTTAATGTGCATCATTAGATGTACTTATGGCTTTAATAAAAAAGAAGATGCAATCTCTGGATGGCAAATATCAGAAATGACAGGGATTGATCGTTCTCACATATCAAAAACAATCAATGAATTAACAAAAAATAATGTAATTTTAAAATCAGACCATGGCCGTTTCAGCCACGGTCAAAACGTACCATTTTTATCAATAAATAAACATTACAAGACTTGGATAACCGTTGCTGAAACGGCTACACCTACCGTTGCTGAAAAAGCCACCGTTGCCAAAACAGCACCGTTGCCAAAACAGCCTCACACCGTTGCCGAATTGGCTACACCTACCGTTGCTGAATTGGCTAATCAACCGTTGCCAAAACAGCCCACACATAAAGACATACCAAAAGACAATACAAAAGACATACCTAAAGACAGTATGCAGCAGCCTGCAGCTGCCGCCAAAAATGAAGATAAAGATTCCCCTTTGCAAGTAGCTTGTAAATTAACTTGGAAAGCATATTCAGACTCATTTGAAATTCGTTACCAGGTTAAACCAAATCGCAATACAAAAATATCCAGCCAAATAAAACTTTTTGTGCAGAGCATAGGATTTGAAGATTCTCCTCTTGTTGCAAGTTTCTATGTTCGCCATAACGGTAGTTTTTATGTGAATGGAATGCATACCGTAGGGGTGATGCTCAAGGATTGTGAAAAATTACGCAATGAGTGGGCAACTGGAAAGGTTGTAGAAATTCAACAGTTTAAATCATCCGGACAGCAGCGCATTGAAAACACAAACAAAGCAGTAGCTGAGTTTTTGGGTGAAGGAAATCAATCAAACGTTATCGAAGGTGAGTATCAGCATGCATGATTCAGACAAAAAAGAATTTGCATCAATCGTTAGTGCAACATTGAAAACATACCGAATTGAACCGGATGCAGATGTATTGCGCTTATGGTGGGGCGTGCTTTCACGTTTCAGTATTGAGCAGGTGCGAAATGGTTTTAACCGTTTTGTTGGAAGCAAAGAGGCTAAATATTCAATCGTTCCTGCGCACATAGTTGAAGCTATCGAAGCCAATGAGCCAGATGGACGTATAGGTGCAGAAGAAGCTTGGGCAATGTACCCACATGATGAAGCATCTAGCGCAGTAATTACCAATGAAATGGCAGAAGCCATGCAGATAGCACAACTGTTACTTAATGACGGTGACAGAATCGGCGCACGTATGGCGTTCAAAGAGGCTTACCTAAGAATTGTTTCACAAAACAAAGCAAGTGGACTTACCCCTAAATGGTTTGCTTCTCTAGGACATAGTAAAGAAGGCCGCGAGATAGCACTAAAGGACGCAGTTAAAAATGGAAGATTAACCCAAGATCACGCGACCTCATTACTGCCTTCACCTATTCCAAATTCAGTAGTAAATGCAATTCAAGAGGTTAAGTTTTTAACCGCAAACGATACGCAGTTTACTGATGAAGATAAAGAAAAAGCGCGTAGGAAAATGGCAGGAATAAAAGCCATGTTACAAGGCGGTGCAGCATGAACGATCAAGAAATTATCAATCGCGCTAAAGAAATCATGGCCGATAACAAATCAATTAACCGCCATAACCTGGCAAAGCAGCTTGGAATATCACGCGGAAAGCTTGACCTGATGGGTAAGAAATCAATGCTGGTGTTGCCGGTTAAGTTGAGCAAAAGCCTGGCTGCTTCAATTGGTCGGCGTAAAAGTGGAACGATGAATAACTTTTACATCAATAAAAAAGCTCCGTGGCAGTTAGGTGCATGAAGTGGGAACCTAAAAACCAATACTACGCAGTAAATGGTAATTGGTCGATGACGATAAACGGTAAAAAAGAACTAGGTAATTTGAAGTTTGCATTATTTGAAGGCAATGAATTTCGCGGTGTGCGAGATACGCAAAAAGAAGCAGTCGAGCTTCACAGACAATTAACGGAAGGTAAATCATGAGCGATAAAGAAATAGAACAAGCAATCCAAGACAAAGGTTTAAATGCACCACGTTTAACACCGGATCATATTGAAAGTGTGATTGTTAATGAACTGTACTGGCAGCCAGAAGGCACAACATTAACCGTATGCGCTTTAGAGCTTAAAAATGGTGCGCAAGTAGTTGGTGAAAGCGCATGCGTAAGTGCTGCTAACTTTGATGCAGAGATTGGTAAAGTTATCGCGCGTGAGAATGCAAAGAATAAGATTTGGGCTCTTGAAGGCTATTTGCTAAAGCAGAATTTAGCTGAATCTGAATCTATCTCTATCCTGGAATAACCATGTCAGATTTACATTCAGACCCATTAGATTTAGGCGCAGATCTGGCGCAGCGTGAGCGTGATGCTGGTGTTGATGCAGTACGCGCTAGTATTAAGCCTATTGAGCCATCTCATGTTTGCTTGCAGTGTGAGAAGCCTACTAATGAAGGTGCTAGGTGGTGTGGTAAAGATTGCCGAGATGATTGGCAAAAATGGAATCCAGAAGCATGAGTTTAAATACACAAGTTATGTTTTCTAGTGAAACTGATATGTGGTCAACACCACAATCATTTTTCGACAAGCTTAATGCTGTATTCAGGTTTGAAACTGATGTGTGCGCAACTAAAGAAAATGCAAAGTGTAATCAATTTTACACACAAGAAATAAATGGACTGGCGCAAACGTGGGGGGGGGGTATGTTGGATGAATCCTCCTTATGGTAGAGAAATATCCCCTTGGATTGAAAAGGCATATAGAAGCGCAAAAGAGAATGGTGCGACTGTAGTTTGCTTACTTCCTGCAAGAGTTGATACGCGCTGGTGGCATGACTACTGCGCTAAAGGCGAAGTGCATTTTATAAAAGGCCGGTTGAAGTTTGGGAATGCAAAAGATGCCGCGCCTTTTCCAAGTGCTGTAGTTGTATTTAGACCGCAAATACAGGATGCATTTTTATGACTTCAATGACCTTAGTAAAGCTTCCAGATGGTTCACTCCGTGGAATGAGTGAATCAGATCAGGTTGCTTACAAAAACTTTAAAACGCGCTTGAGCAAGCTTGAAGAAGGTGAGTTGTGCTCTATCGAAGCTAAGTTGCCACGCAATAGCAGATTCCACAGGAAATTCTTTGCAATGTTAAATCTTGGTTTCGATGCCTGGGAGCCACAGCGTAAGCATAAAAGCTACAAAGGCCGTGAAGTACAAAAGAACTTCGAGATATTTAGAAGCGATGTGTTAATTGCGGCAGGGTTCTATGAGCAGACATTTGGTCTGGATGGCCGGTTAAGACTTGATGCTAAGTCAATCAGCTTTGCAAAAATGGAAGAGCCGGAATTTAACGAAGTTTATAACCGTTGCCTTGATGTATTGCTGCAGGACGTATTAAGCACTTACACAGGGCGTGAAGAAGTCAATCATGTAGTTGAAAAAATGTTGAGATTTGCATCATGAGTAAAAAACGCACAAAAAAATACAACCCTAATAAGGCTTCAATAAATAGCTTTTCTGTATTCAACGTTATATCCAATGTAAAGCCATTGGATAAAGAGCAAAAAAGCGAGCTTGGAGTTGGTTACTACACTGCATTTATATCAGTTAAAGAAGGCCGCGGAACGCCTGACAATCTTGGAACAATAGCCGGAGCAATCAATATTTCAATAGTGTTAGCAGAAAGCGGAGTAGGGAGTGAGTATTTAGATTTATTGGTAGAAGCAAAAGACGCAATTTTTAGAACAATTAATCGCGCAAATAATACTGGAAAAATTGGATTTGATGGGCTTGCAATTGGAAAAATTAGCGAGGCGCTAGATATTCACGATATGCATGTAGAGATAGTTTCAAAAACTGAAATGGTTTCAGCTATCAACGAAGTTCGCAGACGGATCAATGCCGGGCATTACGAAGGTTCCGGTAATGAAATGAAAGCTGCAGCTTGATAGCTAACACTAAAACATACAAGCCAAAACCATGCAAAGCATGCAGGGAAATGTTTACGCCGATTAAACCTATGCAATCTGTTTGTGATTGGAAATGCGCCGCCGTACATGCTGAAAATTTGAGAATTAAACGTGAGGCCAGTGAAGCAAAGCGCGTGCGTAAAGAAACTAAGCAGAAAATTGAAGCGGCCAAGCCATTAAGCTGGTGGTTAAAAACTGTAGAGCGCTACTGTAACCGGTATGTGAAGTTAAGGGATATTGATCAGCCATGTATCAGCTGCGGAACATTGAAGCCAACCATTAAATATGATGCTGGCCATTACCGGACAGTGAAGGCCGCGCCGCATCTTAGATTTAACTTAGACAATATCCACAAGCAGTGCAGCAATAACTGCAATGTGCATCTAAGCGGAAATACTTTTAATTACCGCCCCAGACTGATTAAGCGTATCGGCATTGAACGGTTTGAAGCCATAGAAAACAACAATGAAATACACCGCTACACCATTGATGAATGCAAAGAGTTGATAGCGAAATTTAAAACAATGATCAAAGAACTAGAAAAACAACAAGAAAAGGCTGCAGCATGATGAATGCTTTATCAGGTAGAGAAGAGAACTTTGCACGCATCTTGGCATTTTGCACTACGCATAAGGATGCCCAGGATATTGCCAAAGAAATAAACACCACCGATATGACTTCACGCAAGTACATGAAGGTATTAATTGAATCTGGTTATGTTTCCTACATTGAAAAATCTCACAAAGCCAAATCAATGCGCAAGATCATTTCCAAGGTTACTGAATTGCCGCAGATAGAACTTAGGCGCTTATGCAGACAGTACCGTGAAAGGTTCATGAAAGAATCTGTTAAAGCCAATGCAATTAAGAAGGAAGCAGCAGCTGCGGAAGCAAAGGCCATAGAAGAGGAAAAGAAAAAGGTTATTGGCACCATAGATAAAAAGACCGGCGCGCGTGTGATTAGCTCGTCTGAATATCACTGGACGCGGCCAAGCAGAAAATCAGGGAAGGTTCACGCCAGTGGCGCAAGCCTAAGTATGGTAATCGCAACAGCTAATTTCTAAGGGGAATCTATGAAAACAGCAGTAAACCCGATAACCAATGACCGAATAAGGGCGCAAGGTTATTCAAAGCAGGGCGAACAGACTTTCGACAATATCTTTGGTAAGCGCGATTACCGGAATAGGCCAATCGTTGAAGATAAGCCGGAAGAAAACAATAAACAAGAAAAAAAAGAGGCTTAAACAATGTCATTAGATCGTGTTCATGCCTACATCAAGCGTAACCATACTCAAATCACTTTTGTATGCGTGCGTAATGGAAATGCCAAGTGCATAGCAGTAGAGCGCTCAGTTAAAAACTCTGAGAAGGTAAACAGGATATTGCGAGGCTTATATCCGGATATTAAACCGGTAGGGTTCTACACCGTTGATGTGAATGAAATGGATTTAGCACAAGACCTACGCTATTGCGGCGTAATTACATAGGAGAAAAACAATGAAAAGAAACCTTTTAATATCAGCAGTGATGGCTATAGCCGCTTCGGTGAACCCAGTTAAGCTGGTGCATTCAATCTCAAACATTCCATCTAGGAGCATTCCGAAAGATGCATTGCCAAGTAATAACAGCCTGCCGGTGATTAACCGTGATTTCACGCGCGCCAGTGGTTCAAACCGTAAACAGCGGAGAGCGCGTAAATGAATGACTTGCAGCTGATTATGGGCGCAATTCTATATATAGCTGGCTGCGGTTCCATGCTTGGTTATCAGATAGAGAAAGCGCCAATGCATTACTTACCGGTATCTGATTTTTTGAGCATATTGGTGTTTAGGATAATCATAGCTATTTCATGGCCTATTACAGCGCCGATTATGTTTATTAAAAGCTGGGATGAATTGAGCGAAGAGGACAATGGCTGATTTAACACCAAAGCAAGAAAAGTTCTGCATTGAATACCTTAAATCAGGTAATGCTAGTGCTGCTTATCGCCATGCGTTTAGTACGGAAAAAATGAAGCCGGAAACTGTTAATAGAAATGCAAAGGCATTGATTGATGACAACAAGATTGCAACAAGACTAGATGAACTTAGAAAGCCAGTAATTGAAAAGACACAATTAACACTTGAGCGCGTCATTGTAGAGAACATGAATGTAGCATTCTTCGATATACGCACAATACTCGATGACGATGGCGCAGTTAAGCCTGTGAGTGAATGGCCTGCAGCTGCTGGCGCTGCTATTTCCAGTATGGAAGTATTAGATCAATACAAAGGTTCTGGCAAAGACCGCGTATTTGTAGGTTATATCAAGAAAATTAAACTGGTTGATAAAGGCAGCGCGCTAGACCGTTTAATGAAACATCTTGGCGGTTACGAGCAGGACAATAAGCAGAAAGGCGATGCATTACGTGATTTCTACAATAGTATTGCCGGCGGTTCATTGCCGGTTATCAGTGAAACTAAGACCAATGTTATCGAGCATGAAGTGGTTGCTGATGTAGTCAATGATGTACCGGTAAATGCAATCCAGCTATATAAGCCTAAGAAATCATCCAAGAAATTAGTATTGGAGCGCGATTAATGGGCGCTGCTGATATACAGGTCGATGAAAAGGTAATGACTTCTGAGCTTATTGCAAAGCTCAGTGATCCAGTATGGCGATTAACTTCTGGCAATCTGTATAAAATCATCATCAAAGATGAAACAGATCCTACTGCTGAGGGTTTAGTGCTGCCGTTTATGCCGAATAGAGCGCAGCGCAGATTCATTTCAAGACTTCACCATCGGAATATCATTCTAAAAGCGCGCCAGCTTGGATTTACTACACTGGTATCTATCCTATGGCTAGACTTTGCTTTGTTTAATTCCAATGTACGCTGCGGCATTATTGCCCAGGATGATGGAACGGCACAGATTATTTTCAGGGATAAGGTAAAGTTTGCTTACGATAATCTTCCGGAACTATTGAAGCAGATGATGCCATTGAAGTTCGATAATGCGCACGAATTGGTATTTGCACACAATAACAGTTCAATCCGCGTGGCTACATCAATGCGTGGCGGCACAATTCACCGGCTGCATATCTCAGAGTTTGGCAAGATATGCGCCAAGTTCCCAGCAAAAGCCGATGAAGTCATCACCGGCTCTATTCCTGCGGTACCTGTAACCGGCATATTGATTATTGAAAGTACGGCCGAAGGTCAGCAAGGCGCATTCTATGAAATGACGCAGACTGCTATCAAAGCGGATCAGATGAATAAAGAGCTGACACCGAAGGATTACCGGTTCCACTTCTTTGCATGGTTTCAGGATGATCAGTACCGCATGCCAGCTGGATTGGTTACTATCAGCGATAAAGACCATGCCTATTTTGACAAGATTGAACAGGATATGCGCACAACACTGGATATTGAACAGCGCTCTTGGTATATCGCAACACGCAATGAGTTTGAAAGTGCCGGTAAAGCTGAAAAGATGCAGCAGGAATATCCATCTACACCGGAAGAAAGCTTTACACAGTCAATGGAAGGTACTTATTTCGGTACGCAAATGACTGCTATGCGCAAGCAAGGCCGCATCTGCCATATTCCTGTACTTGAAATACCGGTAAATACATTCTGGGATATTGGTAATTCAGACGGTACCGCAATATGGCTGCATCAGCAGGTAGGATTAGAACACCGCTTTATTGGGTATTACGAAGCCCATGGTGAACACCTTACGCATTACTGGAAGTATTTGCAGGACTTAGGCTATCTATGGAATAAGCATTTCCTGCCACATGATGCATCACATTCAAGGTTAAGCTCAGACCAGAATAAATCGATTGAAGAGCAGTTAGTAGATCTTGGCATGAAGAACATCGAGATTGTACCGAGAATATCAGACCTAAGCGCAGGCATTCAGATAGTTAGGAAACACTTTCCATCAGCTTATATCGATCAGGATAGATGCGCCCAGGGTATTAAACGTTTGGATGGCTATAAGCGTAAATGGAACACAACGCATTCCAGATTCATCAATGAACCTGAAAAGAACGATGGCAATAGTGAAGGTGCAGACGGTTTCAGGCAATGGGCGCAGGCTTTAGAGTTGAACATGATTACCAACAGCAATAGCACATCATCAATGGGTAGAAGAGAAGCGCCTGATTGGCGCGGATAATTACAATCAAACAGGAGAAATGAATGTCCGTAGATATTAAAGCAATACCTCACATAGATGGAAACATTGAAATTGATGTGAAGTTGACCGATGAAGAAACAAAGCAGGCTGAGTATATCAGTCGTGAAATCATGAAAACCAAAGATAAGGTTACGCAAGATGCCCTGGTTGCATTAGGTTGGACACCGCCAAATGGTGAAGCGCCTATCATTGCCGATGTTAATCTGCTGGTAGATGCCATTATCGGTAAAGGTTTCAGAAGTGAGAAACATCACAAAAATATGATCGTGTATGGCTGGGCAACTAATCGCGGCTGGAATCGTGAAGTATTGCAAGGTATGAAGCCGGCTAAATTGCTTGGGATTTATACGGAAGGTAGCCTGATAGCATGATCAATGGCGTAGATATGGCTACCAATATTCATAAGCTTAACTATATCAAGCGTGAGCAGATGTTTAATGCTGTCATCGAGCTTGAGATTCAGGAGAATAAGCGCACGCCTAGAATCATTGCTGAGTATGCCAGCATCATCTGCGATAAGAGAAATCCATATAACAGGGAATTTCTAAGTAAGTTTGGAATTAGTGCATGAATATAGTTTATGACGTGATTACCAATACTTACTATCTTAAATGCGTAGATGGCACACAGATGGAATTTAAATCAATTGATGAACTTAAATTAATCATTAAGAACCTGGCTAGGCATATTCCGTTATATTCATTTTTTTGTATATTTGAATGGATAAAACATACAACAGAGCAAGCGATGTATATCAATCTTAGACATTTTTAGACATTAGTTAGACATTCAGCCCACTTAACCGTGGGCTTTTTTACGTCCATGCATTTTAGTTTCTGATTTTTTGCATAATAAAACCTAGTTGTGCAAACTGGCTGCTCATATACCGCGGTGATCGCAGGCATGGAGTTTATATAGATGTTTTCAGCTGTTGACACGTCAGAACACAATGAATCGGAAGAGCTTGCAGATAAGGGATTGTCTGTAGGTTCTTTCGTTGGTTTCTTCGATGAAATCATACAGCAGCCGGCATGGCGCGCTAAAGCTGATAAAGAAATGGATTACTACGATGGTAATCAGCTCAATTCAGAAGTGTTACGCCGCCAACAAGAAGTAGGTATGCCACCGGCTATTGAGCCATTAATCGGTTCAACCATTGATTCAGTTCTTGGTATGGAAGCTAAAACACGTACCGATTGGCGCGTGATTCCCGATTCAGATAATACCAATGATGATCTTGCTGAAGCCTTAAACTACAAACTATCTACTGCAGAACGACAATCCGGCGCGGATCGTGGTGTATCAGAAGCTTATGCCAGCATGATTAAAGTTGGTATTGGCTGGGTAGAAGTAGCACGCAACACAGACCCTTTCAAATTCCCTTACCGATGTGAAGCTATCCACCGTAATGAAATATGGTGGGATTTTGCAAGCAAAAAACCAGATATGAGCGATGCGCGGTATTTAATTCGCCGCCGCTGGACTGATACCAAGATTGCACAGCTGATGTTCCCTGAAAAAGCGGAGCTAATCAAACAAGCCGGTTCAGGCTGGTCTAGCTTTGATGTAGGTTCAGTTGGTTTTGATGGCGGTACATCTACCGGCCTAGCAATGGCGCATGGTGAAGAGCGTGGCTGGTCTATTGAAGAACAGGAATGGCGCGATGTTGCAGGTAAACGAGTTTGCTTATTCGAGGTTTGGTATCGTGAATGGGAGCGCGTCCTGGTAATGAAAACACCAGATGGCCGCGTTATTGAATACGATGAAGAGAATGAGCGCCATCTTGTAGCTGCTGCCAGCGGTTATGCCGTGGTTGAATCTGCCATTGTTTCACGTATGCGACTAGCCTGGTTCATGGGCGGCCATCGTCTATGGGATGGTGATACACCATACAAACACAATAATTTCCCTTATGTACCGTTCTGGGGTAAGCGCGAGGATAGAACCGGCGTACCTTATGGCCTGATTCGCGGAATGATGTACCTGCAAGATGAAGTCAATGCACGTATCTCTAAGATGCAATGGGGCTTGAGTTCAGTTCGTACTACTAGAACCAAAGGCGTAGTGGCCGGTACCGATGAACAATTCAGGCAAGAGATTGCACGCCCTGATGCGGATATTATCCTGAATCAACAGGAAATGGCCAAAGCTGGCGCGACATTCAAGGTTGAGCGCGATTTTGAGTTAAACAATCAGCAGGCCGCGCGCTTGGCTGATGCGCGTGAAGGCATTAAGCGTACTGGTGGTATCTATAACGCATTCCAAGGGATGGACAGTAATGCTACTTCTGGCGTGGCAATCTCAGGCCTTGTTGAACAATCTACACAAACACTAGCCGACATTAACGATAACGCAAGATTCGCGCGCGGAATGGTTGGCGACTTGCTTATCTCCCTCATTATTGAAGACATGCTAGGCACTGAGCAAGAGATTGTAGTGCCAGGTAATGTGATTAAAGAAGATAAGACCATCAAGATTAATGAACCGGCTTTCGATCCTGAAACCGGTATTCGTTATCTTAACAATGACCTTGAACGCGCAAAGCTCAAGGTTGTATTAAACGATGTACCAACAACACCTACATTCAGAGCGCAGCAATTAAGCGCACTCAGCGAAGCATTCAAGTCTATGCCGGCTGATTACCAGAAGATTGCATTGCCGCATCTGCTGCAATTGATGGATATACCAGATAAGAAAGAAATTCTGGACGCTATCAAGAAGGCCGGAGAGAACCCAACACCAGAGCAGATCCAGCAAATGATTGATGATGCAGTTAAGAAGGCATTAATTGAAGCGAAGCTGGACATTGCTAATAAAGAGCTTGGCCTCAAAGACTTTGCAAACAAATCCAAGGCCTACAACGACAAGATTCGCGCAGAAGCTGCATGGCTTGATGCTGAAACTAAAGCATTGGCGCAGAAGAATGGCAGCGATGGAGATGGTAAAGATGCAGAAAATCCCAAAGAGGACAAAGCTGAAAAGCAAGGTGAGCAGGAATTTCCAGAAGGTACACGTAAAGACACCGCCGAAGATAAAGCAGAAGGTGAAACTTCGGAAGATAAGGATTAAAGGAGAACATTATGAGTTTATTGGATAAGCAAGTATCAGAAGGTAAGGGCGTTTTAAAACGTTTTAAAGATAATGGCGATGGTACGCATTCGGAAGTAGTTTCTGTTGGTGGTGCATCGCAGTCTAGCGTTACCAAAACGCGCCCATCTAACACTACCGCTTATGCTGCTGGTGATGTAATCGGTGCAGCTGATGCAGTTACGCCTGCAAATGCCGGTTCTGCTATCTGGGAATTTACAGATATTGGCAGTGCCGGATCAAACCTGCTACTGACAGAAGCCAAGTTCCTGATTCATGTTTCATCTATTCCTGCTGGCATGAGTTCATTCAGGCTGCATTTATACAATGCTGCACCGACAGCGATCTTAGACCATGCACAATGGGATTTAGTAGCTGGTGATCGTGCTTCTTACCTGGGCTATATTGATATTGAGCAGATTGTTGACGTTGGTTCTACACTTTACGTGCAAACCGACAAGAGCTTGAATGCCACGATGCCTAAACAGGTGAAATTAGCCGATGGCGTAACTTCATTGTTTGGACTTCTGGTTACGAATAGCGCTTATACGCCTACATCTGGCGCAGTTAAACGTCTATCACTATCAGCGATGCAGGTATAAGTATGATTCCGGCAGCTGCAGCTTTCTTCCTGCGTAAACGTTCTATATTTAGTAGGGCGAAGTTTCGCACTGACTTTACCAAGGGCGTATTAGACCCACGCATCAACTTCTCACGCACCTCAAACGCCACAATCACCAACAGTGCAGGCCAGATTGCTTATGCGCCTCATAACTTGCTGTCAGCATCAGAGCAGTTTGATAATGCTGCGTGGGTGGGAGCTGGGACAAAGCCTACAATTACGGCAAATAGTATAATTGCCCCCAATGGCACTATTACTGCGGATACTTTGTTCTTCTCAGTTAGCGGTACTGGGAATAGAATACAGCAAGGTGTATCAGGACTTCTTGTACAAGGCTCAACTATATCTATCCACATGAAAGGTAATGTGGGTGGGGAAGTCATTAGATTATGGACAGGATGGGATTATAAAGATTGTACTTTAACAACTGAATGGGTTAGATATAGTTGGACTTCTCCTCGTGTTGGGTCAGAGACTTTAACTTTTATGTTAGCCGCATTATCAGGAACTCCAACTATATATGTTTGGGGTGCTCAAGCAGAAATCGGTACAACAGCAACCACCTACAACAGCACAACTGTTAAGAACCTGCTAGGCTATTCAGAGCTATTTGATAACGCAGCATGGACTAAATCCAACAGCTTTGTGCAGACTAACCTGCTGACTTACAGTGAAGCTTTTGATAATGCAGTATGGAATACAGTTGGCTCAATTGCTGCAAATACTACTATTTCCCCAAATGGTTATCAAACAGCAGATACGCTAACAGCTAACACTGTATATCAAACAGTAACTTGTACTGCAAGTACAACATACACATTTAGTTTTTACGCTAAACTAGGAACAATGTTAGCAAATAAATATCTGTTTGCTATTCGTAATGATACTGCTGGAACATTTATAGCGCAGGATATTTCTCCAAGCATTACATTAACATCAACTGATTGGCAACGAGTAACTTATACATTTACTACCCCAATTGGCTGTACAACAGTTCGCCCTTATGTTTATCGTGACTCGGCAGTTGGTGCAAATGGAACTGTCTACATCTGGGGCGCACAACTCGTACAAGGGTCTGATGCTGGCGATTACCGAAGGACTGATGCCGCAGCATTGCCTGTTTATTACGCTAATCACAATGGCGTGGTTTGCGCTGAACAGATACACGCATCAGCAGTCAACGGTACATTCTTAGAAAGCTACACACCAGCTGGCGGCTCTCAAACATTTAGCATCTGGATGCGTAGAGTTACTGGCACTGGTAACGTTGATTTGACGATGGACAGTGGTGCAACTTACACCACGCAAACTATCAGCTCAACATGGGCAAGATACAGCGTGACATCTTCACCAACGGCAGGCGCTAAAACTGCTGGGGTCAGGATTGTAACCAGTGGTGATGTGATTCAGGCTTTCGGTGCAATGGTAAGCGATTCAGCTTCATTAGACGCTTACTCACTAAACATTGCCGCCGCACCTTCTGCTGCTGCCTACTATGGCCCACGCTTTGATTATGACCCTGTAACGCTACAACCTAAAGGGTTACTCATTGAAGAGCAACGCACAAATCTGTTGTTAAATAGTGTATTTGCAAATGGCGGCGGAGCTGCCCCTACATCATGGTCGCAGGTAATAGCAACAGGAACATCTGCTCCAGTGACATCAACAAAAAGCAGTATTGGTGTTGCTTATTCACAATCCGCAACAGCTCAAAGACCATTCTTTGGACAAAGCGTAACTCTTGCCGCTACAACTGTTTACACATTATCAATGATAGTTGAATCAGCATCAGGGCTTACCGTTGGGCAAATAATCGCCATAAACGGAATTGCTGCTTCATCATATAGGTTAAACGGCGCAACAGTTTTATCATCTACAACTGTGGCAGTAGGTAAATTAGAAGCAACATTTACAACAACGGCAGGCGGCGCAACTGAAATGCGTATGGGTATTGGCGTTTCAGGAAATGCAACAGGTACGCTTATATTTTCATGTCCACAAGTTGAAGCCGGTGCTTTCGCAACTAGCTTTATCCCAACAGCAGGCAGTCAGGTAACACGCACGGCTGATGTGGCTACGATTGTTGGTAGTAATTTCTATAGCTGGTATAACCAGAATGATGGAACTTTGTATTCTCGCTTTGATACGCCTGCAATCGGCAATAGAAACGTAGTTGCCGTTGATGATGGTACAGCAAATAACCATATCAAGATTAGAACAGAAGGAACAGACCCTTATGTTCGTGAAATGTATGTGACTACTGAAATGGTTGCTTTAGACTTAGGCACAGTGGCAGCAGGTACGGTTTACAAAGCATCAGCAGGCTACAAGATTAATGATGTTGCAGCCGTTATAAATTCTGGCACGGTAGGCACTGACACAACCGTAACAATACCTATTCTTAACACATTGCGTATCGGTACAGACCAAGCAGGCGCATACCTGAATGGCCATGTGTATCAGGTGAGTGCTTACAACACACGCCTACCTAACTCAACACTGCAAGCCATTACAGCATAGGAACATCATGGACTATTTCTTAAAATTCACAGATGAAGCCGAAGCTACAAAAGTATTAGAAGGCTTGGAAGGTTACAGCATTGATGTAATCGGCACTGTTTACAAGAACAATGTAGCAGTACAAGGCTGGCACGTTAATTTGCGCGGTGCTGAAACTGACGCATTCCTACCTTATGAAACATTCCCAAAATCACCAGATAGGATATTCGCATGAGTGAGCAGACTATTGTAATCGTGCTGACTGTCACCTTAGGCTTATTACAGTTTGGCGACTGGTACACAACGCGCACTGTACTCGCTAAGGGTGGCATAGAAGCTAACAGACTGGCACGTAAGGTAATGAACGTATTAACCGTTGATGGCTATCTGGCACTGAAAGCAATTATCACTACTATATTTGGATATTACGCAGGCTTTGCGGCATTGCCTGTACTTGTCACATTGGTGGTTTTATATGTGTTCGTGGTAGTGCATAACATCAGACAGTTATAAAAATTATTAGGAGATCATTATGTATTTAGTTAAAGCGAAAGTAGCTGCCAGAATCACGGATATTAGCGGCAGTATTGTGAACCTTGGCGTAGGTGAAAGTGCTTTAGTGCCAGATAAGGATTACAAGATTTATGAAAACAATCCAGCAGCTTGGACTATTGTAGCCGGTGCTAGTGCCATTGAAACCGTATTAGCTGCTGTAAACAATGCTGATGCACCAGGCTCCGGCACATTATCAACATTAACTGGTCTTTCAGTATCTGATAAAGGTACTGGATCAGTTCATACAACTACATTAACACTTACTGATGTTGCACTTGCTGTAACTGATGTTAATGCGTATGCAAGCCAACAACTTTATACCTTCCCAGCCGGACGTATTTTATTGCTAGGTGCAATTGGTTATCTTCAATTTGGTGTAACCAGCGATAGAACAACTACAATCAATAACAGCGCATCACTTACATGGGGCTTAGGAAACTCTGCTGCATCTAATAAAGTGCTTTCTGCTGGAATGGTTGACCAATTACCAAAGGCTACTCGATTACTTGATGGCGTAGCAGATGCTTATGCAGCAGTTTCAAACAATGCACTGGCAGCATCTGCACAGTTTGATGGTACAAGTACCAATATTAAATCTTATTTGAATGTAGGATTTGAAACAGACACGGATATTGATGCTGATGGCGCACTTAAAGTATCAGGTACTATTAAATTAGTATGGATCAATATCGGAGATTATTAGTTTCCGTTTATTTGCATTGGTATTTTTGTTATGACAATGTAATAACTACACAGCAACGTTGTGAAACGTAGCTAATAGGCTAATAACCTATCCCCTAGCAGGAGGCAGAAATTTGCCAATGTTGGACGGTGAAAAACCTCGCAACGCTCTACGGCGATAAGTAGATGGTGAAAGCCATGCGAGGCAATAACCAAGATTTTTTAACAAGCAATCTCTAAACGCGCTGCGGCGATAAGCAGATGGACAAGGAACGTTGAGAAACAGTGCCGAACCCCATTAACGGAGAATTGAATGAGTGGTGCAGAAGTGGTAATGAATGCCGATTATTTTATGGCAAATCCAGATAAGTTTGATGCTTTGACTGATGCGCAGCAAGTAGAGTTGTTACAAAATGGCTCAATTACTGCTGCAGGCGATACAGATAGTAGTGCTTCGCCGGACACTACAGCAGATGTGAATGCAGATAATAATGCTGGTGATGGTAATAAAGATGTTGCAGTAGATGGTAATGCAGTAGATACAAGCGCAGCAGATCCGACAGGTATTTTAAGTAAAGATGGACAGCACGTTATTCCATTTTCACGGTTGGCAGAAGCGCAAGATGAAGCTGCACGATTAAGAGCATTAACAGCACAGCAAGAGCAAGTGATTGCAGACCTGAAAGCAGCAAAAGAAGCTGATGCAGGTACCGGTGATACCAAAGCTCAAAATGATGTGCTGGAAGAGTTAAGAGCAGAGTTCCCAGAACTCGCAGAGAAATTAGCACCGGTAATCAGTTCGCTGGTTGATAAAGGTGTAAATGCAGCTGTATCAAAACTCAGTGCCGAGATTCAACCATTAAAAGACACTGCGCAGGAAACTGCAGTGGACAAACATTTTAATACCATACGAACCGCGCATAGTGATTTTGATGCCTTAATGCAAGGTGATGCAGTTGAAAAGTGGATTGAAAAACAACCTGCTTTCGTGCAAGACCGATACAAAGAGGTACTAGATCGCGGTACTGCCAAAGATGTAGTCGAATTGTTAGGTGCCTATAAAGCAGCTAATAATATTACTGCTGATGTGCCAGGTAACAAACAACCTAGCAGCGAAGATATTAAGACCGCTGCTAAGAATGCAGTTGAAAAGGCGAAGGGTGCAAAAGTTGCCCCAATGAGTTTATCAGATGTGCCGGCTGGCCAAATGCCTGCCTCAGATGAACTTACGGCAATGGATGAGCTTAGCCCAACTGCATTGATGGCTAAATTTGAAGGCAAAACGCCAGAACAGATTAACGCCATCATCAGTAAGATTATTTAATTTTTTGTTAATTGCCCCATCGTGATGATGCGGCTAATCCCTTAGAAGGAGATTGTTATGCCTACACAAATCGCATACGGTTCA